TGCTAATTATCTATGGATTCACAAGACACAATTAATCACGCTTCTGAATCTCAAAGTCCCCAAAGCTCTAGGGGCAAGGGCAAGCATCGTCGGGTGCGGGTCCGTCGCCGTAATCAAACGGCTGTTAGAGCTGAAACGGAAGTCAAAACTGTCGATGTTGCGCCGACAGTTGTTGTTGAAGGTAGCGCAACCGACCAGGTTTTTCGGCATTTAGGAGGAGTGGTCGAGTCTCAAACCATCCTGCAATGCGTCGTATTCGAAGACGCTCAATGGACTTCGCAAAATCCAGAGGAATCATCATCTCGCGCGTTTCTATCGGGGATAAGTCACACAACCATCCCTGTGATTGTCGTGCGTGTGTCCTATGTACCTGCGAAAAATGCATATCGCATATTAGACATTGTGTCTATGGTAAGGGGTATCAAACAGTCGATACTAATGTATTGCCCTGCTCCTGCCGAAGCGATGTGGATAAATTTGTGTGTCCACTGTGCAAGTCATACGCAACATTTTGCTATGGTCAGGGGTTATTGTGCTGCGCTCGCTGCGCATCCACATTTCCTCAAACTGATGAGACCAAGTGTGTGTCCGTGCAAGTACAGAACCAAAGTCTTGGTTCCTTGGACCATATCGTCCAAGAAGCTAGTCCAGACACTCCTCCCGACAACACGACAGCTCGATCTGAAACAATTTCTACAGTTACACGACGATCTCGCGGAATTGATGATTTGCGAAATATCATTTCATCCTTTGGTAGCAGAGATACTGAGTCTACGAGCTCTGGATTGGAAACAATTGGAGATTGTAGCTTGTCTCCTTCAGAGTATAATAACGGAGACGTGGAAACTTTCAGGGTTAATCATCGGCAGCGAGTTGAAGAGGCTAGAAGACGTTACGACAGACTCTTAAAAATCCGGGGGTGTGTCGCTGAAGGTGAGGCGGATTTATCACGAATATGTTACCAGGTAGGACGCAACAAACATGTCCAAACTTTATTGCATGATGAGGTAGTCAGGCGCAATATTAAATTGCAGAATGATTCCTCTGAGTGTGATGAGTTGGTTTGGGAATTGCGTACCGAGGCGGCATTTCGCACCCGCGATACAGATCTACCAGATTTGTTGAAGCGGAAGGGCATAGCATGGCTTAGAGTGAAGCGGCCTGATATGCATGGTCGGGAGAAACATTTATTGTTGTCAAAGGCAATAAATAGAGCTCTCCTTGATAATTGCATAGATAAAAATTTTCGGACTTTTCTGCGTAATCAAGATCCTACCCAAATATTGGTGTATAATAAATATGTACGGGGTGCAGTTGTTCCCCGTCGTGGTATTATTAACCGATTTATTAAGTATATTGGGTTTAAGAAGTACGCGGATAGGAAATGGGTTGATACTGCTTACGCAGTTCTACCCACCCCAGTCTGACGATGGCTGATTCATCCACCCCGAGTTATATGTTGTGACAGAAAGCCCAATAATCCAGTTGGAGATCATGCGCGCGTTGTTAGTATCTTGCCACGAGAGTGTGAACATAGAGACTATATTCGGCAATTGGTCGCATTACCTAATGTATTAGGCGTTAAGAGTTGTGCTGGTTACCAAAGTTGTCAAGTAAATGAATTAATATCACTTCACGAAAGACATTTAAAACCGACAAAACCTGTGGATCGACAAGCGATGTCTATATATTGTCGCTGTTTCTATCAATTTTGTCGAAAGTATCCAGTAAAACGTTTTAAGCCCTTTTCTCGTCAACAGGTAATACAAGAATCTCCGCAGAATAGACGAACCCGCATTAAAAATGCGTATGCAAGTATCGATAAATATGGTGGCTTGCCCCCATGGTTTGCTGTCGTCAAGGCGTTTCTCAAGAAGGAGAAGCACGAGGATGACGTCTTCGCGCCCCTTGAGAATAAGGCTCCAAGAATGATCCAACATCGTTCTGATGAGTATTGTTACGAATTGGCTAGATATATCAAACCTTTGGAGAAGTATGTCCTATATACCCGCTATGGCAGGTATTGTTCAAAGCGAGATCGTATATTTATCAAGGGTATGAATAGTTATGAGATCGCTGATAATTTGTACCATATGGGTGATAATTTTGCTAATCCTGTTTGGATTCCATTAGATCATTCAAAATACGATGCACATCTGAACTATGGGATACGCGGGTTCTTCCGGATATGGATGAAAGAGTGTTATAAGAACGATGAGCACTTTAAAATGTTAGTTGACTGCCAAGCCAAGAATCGTTGTAAGACCGCCAATGAAATTATGTATGAGATGGAGGAGACTTTGTGCTCCGGTGAGATCTTGACATCATTTGAGGGGTCGGTTGACAATTATTCTTTGGCCTTAGAGTTTACCAGGCGCGTCCGGTGTGAGATCAGAGTTAACGGTGATGACATGATGATCTGTTTAGATAGATCACAATTGCATATGCTAGACTTTGATTTTTACGGCCGAGTGTGCATGGATACTAAACTCTCTGTGGTAGACGATATTTTTAGTGTTGAATTCTGTCAATGCCGGGTTGTTATAGTGAACGGTAAACCTAGAATGGTTAGAAATCCAGCGCGAGTTATAGCTAGAACATGTTATACATTGAAAGATTTCCCCAATATAGGGGGTTATGAGCGATTGCTAGGGTCTGTAGGGTTAGGAGAATTACACTGCAATAGTGGTGTCCCTATACTTCAGTCCTGGGCCAATCTGCTTATTAGATCCGCTATGGGAAAATTTTCACAAAATTTGTATAATGAGTACATGCTTAGACGTTGTGAGAGACCAGACGTTGAACAACCGGTAACAGTAGAAGCGAGACAAACATTCTTTATGGCTTTTGGCGTAAGTCCTGCACGACAGGTTGAGTTAGAATCTTTCTTCGATCAAAAGAAGACCTTAACAGTATTGGCTCGGGTGGGCCGATAGGGTACCGATAAATCCCTTTAGGAATCTCTATGAATCAAAATTGCCCTTTATGGGCC